TCTTTGAGTTTCTCTATGAACTGCAATAACGGCAGACCATACTTGGTTGGCAATTCATTGGCGAATTCTACCAATGCCTTTACATTCTCTTCAGTGAGCTGAATCATAATCTTAAATTAAAGTTACGCCAATAGCGGCAGCAACGACTTGGTTAACGTAGTTGTTGTCAGTACCCCAAGCTGCGAACTCTTCCTCTGTCAAAGTGTAGTTACCTTGCGAAAGTTGGAGTCCGTCTTCAGTTAGTAACTGCCAGTACGTTGTGCAAGTTGTTGCCTCAGTTGTAAAGTTAAGAACTAAAACGGACATTTGCGTTGCCGTTCCTGCGTTTAGTGGGTATACAACTGGTTCAATTGCTACTCCTTGTGTTGGTTGTGTTTTCATATTTTTATTATTAAACTATTTTTAATGTTCCTCCGTCATTCCATACGTCGCCTGCTGAAAGTCCTGCGCTTGAGGTTGGTAGGTTTGCAGCGTTAATTGTTCCCCTTAAGAATGTTTTTGTTATTGAGGTATTACCTAAGACTACCGTGTTATTTCCTAATCCTAAAGCATCATATCCGATTACTACTTCATTGGTTGCGCCACTTGCACTTGCTCGTGTTTGATAACCTAAATAAATAGAGTTTGAAGAGGTTTGATTGTTTGCTGTGCCACTTCCTGCATAAGTTCCAGCCCTTTGTCCTATTGCGGTATTCCTTGCGCCTGTTGTATTCCTTAGCATTGATTCGTCACCAAGTGAAGTATTGCCTGTTCCTGTTGTGTTGAATACTAAAGAACTAACCCCTATTGCAATGTTTTGACCACCTGTTGTATTTGTGTACAAAGATTGATAACCAATGGCAACATTTTGCAAACCTGTTGTATTTGAAAATAGACCTTGAAAACCTAAAACCGTATTTGTAGCGATTTGACCTGCGCCAAGACCAACAGTAAGCGTGTTAACCCTCGCAGTCCCGTTAACGTCAAGTCTAAAGCCTGCGTCTGTGGTGGTGTTGATGAGGACGTTGCCGTTTGAGTTTGGAGATATTACGTTCTGCCAATTAGTCCCGTTGTATAGGCTTAATAAGTTATTCGTGTTTTGATAGACTACTAATCCTGCAGCAGGCGAAGCGATTGCATCACGTTGCGTTGTTGTCATTCGTGGGGGAAGGAAGCCTTGAGTTGTGCTATTAACTATAAGTCTGGCAGATGCTACATCCAATGTATTACCTATGCAAAGATTGCCCGTATCAAATAAAGTCATCCTGACGGTTTGCGAAGATAGTGCGGTATTTGAAGCTAAAAATTCAATACCTGAAAACCCTCCAAGCCTTAATGCGCTCCCACTTCTATAAAGACCAACGGTTGAATTTTGAAAATTTAATTCAACTCCAGCTCCCGTTCCAATGGTCGTATTCCCCTGCACCCTCGCAGTACCATTGACGTCTAAACGGAAGCCTGCGTCTGTGGTGGTGTTGATGAGGACGTTGCCATTTCCTTGAATCCGCATTCTCTGCGTGTTGCTTGTTCCAAAGATTAAAGGACCTACTTCTAAATTATACAAATATATTTCACCAAATGAATAACCTAATAAAGCACCATCATTTGCAGTAGTACCTGAATTATTGTTTTGAAGCCGTAAATGTACATCAGCAGTACCTCCATTTATTACAAGCCCTCTATTTGCTCCTAATGGTGTTGCAACATCGCTTGTTCCTAATCCTAAACTTTCTTTGACTAAATCAAAAAATAAAGACGAACTCTGCTGCAACACATTCCCCGTACCTTGAAACAATACTCTTCCTATTGTACCAGAAGCTATCGGTGTAGTGCCTATGGTTAAGCCTGTTGCAATGGTGAACGTTCTGTCAGCCGATAGGTCTTGGGTTACTCCGTTTATTGTTAGCGTGCGAGACGTGGGGACTTTCCCATTCAATGCCGTGTTGAGGTCGGTCTGTGCTGACAACGTGCCGCCAATATCACCCCATTCAATCGTGGTAGGTGGTATCGCATCAATGAGTTCTTGACCAGTAATAGATCGTGTGACGTAGCTTCCACTCTCAATGGTGGAGACTTCGATGAGGTCGGTTGCTTCCAGGTCGGCTCCCTTGGGAGTCATCTGGGATATCTTCTGTGTTCTAAATGCCATGCTTATATTGCAGAAAGCGAGCCAAATGTTTAGAAGGCGAAATACGAGTCATCGGTGTAGTACTCCTGGCGGATGTGCGTGGCAGCGTAGCGGATGGCATCCATGGCATCATCGAAGAGCTTCACTGGTGTGTCATCAATCATATCGCCAATCTTTTTCCATTTGTAGTTTTCGTATTCTTTCTTTAGTTGAGGATTGTCCTCACAAAATACTCCGAAGGTCTTGATGTTGTCGATGCCCTTCTTGACTGACTTATCAGCGTTCTGAACATCGAAGCCAGCGTTGTTCATCTCGGCAATGATTTCGGGTCTGGCATAGTCAGCCACGATGGTCACATTCTTTTCGACATCCATCTGCTGCATCTTCTCAATGAGGTTGGTGGTGGTCAGGTAGCTCTCGTATATCACCGGCTCGATGTAGATGTCATTGTCGCACCAGTAGACCCTCACCAGGGCAGTCGGGTGATTGTACCCAAAATCGCATCCGTATACGAAATTGACGAACCTTGCCGGGCGATGCTTGACGAATGTCCAATTCGAGTAGATGTTGCTCTTGCTGATGGCTTTCTCTCCGAGCGCATAGATTTGATACAAGGCTTCATCGGTTCGCTTGAGGTCCTCAATCTGTCGCTTGATGCTGTCTGGCAAGAATGGGTTGTCCTTATACGTTGACTTGATGATGATGCTCTCTTCCATCGGTAGGTCATAGAGCCAGGATGATGACTCACTCGGATTGTAGTCGAAGATGAGCTTGTGCTCGGTTCTCATGTTGAGCTGCTGAAAGTCCTCGAACCATAGCTCATTGGCTTCATTGCACCAACCAAGGTCCCTCTTGCGCCCTCGAATCTTCTGCTCGTCATCCACGCTGAAGAACTCCACGATGCTTCCATTGCTGAAGGTGTAGATGTGCTCAGACTTGTTGTGGCTCGTCACCTCATAGATTTCCATTGCCTTCATGATTTCAAAGAAGTCACGCATCACCGTTGCCCTCAAAGCTGGGAATGTCTTGCGCACGATGCTGACCACCTTGCCAGGATGTTGGAGGCAGTACACCACGATCATCTGGCATAGCGAGTAGGTCTTGCTCGAGCGGCTTCCACCCTCATTGATGATGAAGCGCACACCAGGGTCAGCCAGTGCGGTGTAGTTCTTTTCGAAGATGACAGTGCTGTCGATTGTGATTTCAGCCATAGGTCAAGTTTAGGCAATAGGGATGCTATACGAGTATTTCTCTCATATAGCCACTTCCCACAAATATAGCAATAATACTATTCAGTAGGTCTAATTATGTTCACCTTCACCTCGGAGATGCTCTGCCCTCCAGAAGTGATGTCAGTCTTTTCAGTGAGACCATTCAGTCGTTGAGTGATGGATGCATTAAATTGTCCAACCATGCCGCCTTGAATTTGGTCGTTTCGAATTTCATCGCTTATGCGCGTGCAGATTGTCGTAAACGCTGAATATCTCCCTCCAGTGTTTGCGAAGTAATCGTGCACCACAAGTCCATTGTCGTGTGCAAATACTCTGAATCCACTCATTGTGAGCGGTACCTCCAGTGGAATCGGTTCAGCCTTCCCAGTCTTATTTGAAAGTGAATATTGATACCTTGGATTCTCTTTCACTTTCTTTCTGTACTCAACGAAAAGCTGATATAGGTCCTCTGGCTCTTCGAAGTTTCTTGGTCTACCAGTTTTCATATCAATCCTAATCCTTTAAGTTTGCTTTCTGCCCAATCGAGTCCAGTCTTGCCACCCCACAGAAGGAATGAAACGTATCCACAATCTTCTGGTGCTGAATCCTCAAATGTAGGCTCTGCCCTGGAGAGGTATGAATACATTCTCTTGATCGTATCCACTGAAATGGGCTCTTTATTTGCGAGCTGCTGTCCTCTGACCTTACCTACTTGTGTGGCGCACTTGTTCCCGAGTTCTTTGTTGAGCTCGATTCCTCTGCGTGCGTTGTTTCGCACAGAGTCAGGATAGTCCGAGTAGGTTTTCTCTGCGAATGCTGCTCTGAACTTCGAGAATGCGCTCATCTTTGACTCTTCCCACATGGAATTGCACACAGCATATCGCTGGTCATTCTCTGGAAAGTCCTGGAGTGCTTCCTCATCGCCCATGCAGCGAGAGAGAAAATCATCCTTGGTTTCGTTTGGTGTTGGCTTTGGCATTGGTTTTTCTTTTTCGTTTTGGTGTTGGTTCTGCTCTCGGAGCTTCCGTCTGCTCATCAGCCTCAATGCCCTCGTATCGAATGCACTGCTCTGGTGCAGTTGTGGTCTCCTTTTCGAACAAATAGCCGAATCCGATGCTGACATAGTATCGGTACTTGCTCACATCTATATTGTCAACAATCACCGTCATGTTTCCGAGCGAGGTGTTCTTGACGATAGTCTTGCCCTTGTATTCATCTTTTATTTTCATAGTGTATGGATTTAAGCGTGTTTTTTATGTCAGAGATTAGGTAGTGTGCTGACGTCACTGGGATGTTGAAGTACTGCGCCATTGATCGTGCTGTTGTCAGCCCCTTATCGAAGTATGCCTTGGCGACTGCAATCTTGACGTTGTCTGTGAGCCCATCTCGATAGATGTCCACCGATGACTTCCATCCCTGGTATTGCTGCTCGATTGCGATTTTGTAGTTGAGGTCCTCCTCATCATCGAATTGGTCTGGAACTGCGATTTCTGATGCCAGGATTCGCTCATCCTTGAAGCTGTTGACGTTCTTCCATATCACCTGGCGTTTGATTGAGTTGAGGATATAGCTCTTGACCTTGCCGACATCCTCGGTGTTGTCATTGATTTCAAGACAGTGCAGATATGCGTTGGAGATGACCGTGTCGATAGTGAGTTTCGGATTGTACTTGGAGCAGAAATACCTGGTGTATCGGTACAGCTCCTCATAGTGGGACGATATGTAGCGGTCAAGCGTTGCTTTCATACCAGTTGGTGAAGTCTTTGTACCAGATTTTGCGTCTGATTTGCGAGCAGAAGCATTCTCTGTCGGGCACACCGGTCACGCTGACCTTGATTGCCTTGAGTTTGTTCAGCACTTTCTTGGTGAGACGTTCTTTCTCATCCATTAGTTGCACTGCTGTGACGTATTCTATTTGCTCTCTATCCATTCGCTGATGATGTAGGCACCCATCGCTGTGATTGCTGCCGTATATATATTGCCTGAAAGTATCAAAGCAGTCCAAAATGAGGTGCACTTCCAGCAACCGAATCCAGCATGAATGTAATCACCGAGCTTGGAGCTTGGGATGACTCTCATGAATGTGAAGTCGATGACCCAGTGCAGAGGCTCGAAGTTGGCGATGAGCCACCCGAGTGCGAGGTATTGTATCAGTTCCATAGGTCAAAGATAGTTTTAATTACTAAAATAATAGCAACTGCTGTCAAGAGTATCATGGTGCCGATTGCAGCCATCTCCTCACGTTGATCGTTTTGGTTTAGTTTCATTGTTCCTCGTTTACTATTTCTAAATGTCCTTTAAATTCGTATCCAGTCAACCTGATGACACGCTCAATGTAGAAGAGCAACTCCTCCAAATCAACATCCTCGTGTTCGAACTCATAGGTCGACTTGTGTCCGTATTGGGTTATTTCTATTTTCATTTTTTTGTTGTTTAGTTAAAAAAGCCTTTTTCGCTCAAGAAGGCAATAACTCTATCTCCCTACGATGAGAACCGACACTTACTCGGCAGGCTACGTTCCGCACGTCTACGGCATACTTCTTACATCTTGTTTCAGTTTCTCAATGTACAGCGTGGCATCCATCAACTCCTCCTGGAGGTGATTTAGCCAATCGGTGAGGTTGAGGTCATCACGATCTAAAGTGCGCCCATATTTCTGGATGCCGAGCTGGCTTCGCTCATAATATTTTGCCAGTACCTTGAGCACGATTGGGTCAGTTAAGTGCTGCTGTTTGCTCATAAAATTCTTCTGGTGTTACTTCGGATATGTGTACTTCATCCGAAAAAGTTAGTACTATGCAATAAGAGCATCCCTTTAGTTCATTCAATAGGTCCTCCAATCGCTTTACAATGTTGTCAAGTCCATCATTCCTTGTGCCAATATATCCGATGAAGTATCTCATTTCATCAAGAAGTTGAAGGCTTGAATATAGAACTCATCTCCAACCCCATTGCCTTTCATAAATCTGGTCAATGTGTAGTAGTTGAGATTCATATCTTCAGCCAAGTGAGTCATCCGATATCTCTTGGAGAGTCGGGACCTCAACTCTTTATGGATGAAGTCCCGAATGTTCTCGCCATCAGAAAGGTAAATCGTCATCGATTTCATCTGTGATTGGTTTTGATGGTGTTGCGATGCGGATATCCCATGCATTGAGGCTGACATAATACTTGCCGTTGTACTCACGACCTCGAAGGTCGAATTTGACCTCACATTCTTGACCGACTTTGGCTCCATCCAGGAACTTCACTCGCTCATTGACAGCTTGGAACTGTACCAACTGCGGATACTTGTCACCGATTGAGAGCACGAACTCTCTGATGTTCATCTTGTCACTTACTTGTTTGGCTTCACCGAGTAGGTGAATGGTGCCCTTTGCTTTTAGCTCTTCCATTTTACTTATTGTTTAGTTGTTCGTAATATTCGTGATATAGATCGGATGCTTCTTTAAGGCGAGCAACCATCTTTGCCTCGATGTCCTCATCTCTATCGTACCAGAGAGCTGTGATGCGCTTCTCAGGATTGATGTGGTCAACTCTGTGCAGCTGGAGATTCTCGTATTCATTGAGGAATTCATCCCAGGTGGTCACCATGCAGTATATCAGCTCGGCACATGGCTTGTCATAAAGCATCATATAAGCTCTGAGCTGCCATTCATAGAGTGGGTTGACTGCATCTTCAGTAAGTGCAGGGAATGTATCCAATGACCACGATGTTTTGACGTCAATCACTCGCTGCTCGATGACAATATCAGCGGTGCCGATGAGATAATCATTCTCGATGGTCTGTTCATTCTTGACGTAGTTGGTGAACCTCACCGAGTTGATGAGGTTGATTGACTCCAGCTCTTGCTCTCTACCCTTCCAGATGTACTTGTTGTTGAGTTCTGTGGTGTAGTTGTAGAAATCCTCCTTTGCACACTGCTTGATGTAGCTCTTGGCTGTCTCTCCGATGCTGTCCTTGGCTCTGCCATTGGTCATCAGCTTACCGATTTGCGATGGATGCCATTTCATAGTGCGAGAGCTTTGAGTTGTACTTCAGTGAGTGCATAGTTGGAAGCCAACTGTTCTGCGGTGTACTTGCCAGCTTCGATTGCTTCGAGTGCTGATTTGAATCGCTCTGCATTGATTGTTGGCTTGCCTTGAGGAGCAGCAGCCGCTGTATTGCCATCATCGTCAACGGCTTGAAGTGAGAGCAGTGACTGCAATGTACCTCTTCTGAAGTAGGTAACGGCAGCGAGCACCTTTTGTGGGTCTGTGATGACTGGAAGGCTCATGAATGATTCGATGACCTCACCAGAATCGATGTCGATGATACGAGTGACCACATCATTTCCAACCACTGGCTGCAAGAGTAGCAGTCCATGCTCGTGGAGAATAGGCTCCACCGTTGTGAGCAGCGCATTGATGTCAGCATAGCTCTTTTTAAAATGAGGATTCGTTGCATTCTTTGCAACCTTTCCGATTTGCTGCTTGGCAGCGTGTAATTTTTGCCAAATGTTCATTGGCTCTGCGAGTGTAGCCTCCGCTTTCTTTGTAGTCATAATCGTTTTTTTTGTTGTTTTGAATTGTAAATATATGCATTTATTTGATTGATTCACAAAATTGCTCATAAAATTTCAAGAATCCTTCAAAATCTTTTGCAATAACATACACACCACCAGCTTCCTCGATTGCTTTCTGGTATGCTTTCTGCGCTTCAGACTGTCTATCTTTGCCATACTTGACCTCAATCTTTACAGACCTCCCCTTGATCGTTGCGGAGATATCTGCCGAGCCTGGTGTTCCGGTTCCCTTGGTCCACTGACCACCAATGGCGACTCCATCTGTGCGGTATTTCTTTCGATAGACTCCCATCGTGTTGATGCGCTCGGCTTGGCATCCACTGAACTGAAGGAATGCGATGATTGACTTGGTCAGTGCATTGGCGGAGTTGTCATTCCATTGGTCCAGAGCGATGAGATGAGGTGGGATGGTTGGATACTTTTCCATTTTGTGCTTCAATTGTAAATCTTTTAGGATTTTTCGGTGTTGTGGTGTCATTGTTTTGCTTGTTCATTAAGTTCATCCCAAATATCATCAGATTCTGGAGTCGGCTTGGGATTTTCCGAATCAAGAATGAAGTATCTTCCGTTGTGATTGCGTCCTTTGGTGATGTTGTAGCCTTTATAATCAGCATACGATTGCACCCATTTGAGGAATCTACGTGGCTCGAGCTCTTTGAATGAGGTGAACTCGGAGGTGAATTCTTGAATCTTGCTTCCATTGTAGTGGTACACATCAAGAGCGAGGTTGCCTTCCTCCACCCAATCAAAGAAATCCTTGCACGTTGCCTGAATGAGTCGCTTGGCATCTGCGTTGATGCTGATGGATTTCATCAATCCATTTGTCAGGTACTTCTGAAGGTTCTTGACCATGTAGTTGTCGAACTTCAACCAATCTTCATCGGTCCAGGAGTCGAATAAGAGCCGACCATACTCATCGAGTGGGCTGCGCTTGCTATGGAAGTACTGATAGAACTCCAGCTCGTGACGTCTGCGGTCATGAGAAGAGCCAGCACCACTGATCACATAGTTGGTTGTGATGACAATCTTGGGTGATCGGTTGAATGGGATAAATATCTCATCCTTATTTTTGCGGTTGACGGTGATACCCTCGGTGATGAGGCTGAATAGCTGCTCGAAGTCGAATGCTTTACGCACATCATCGAATGCCAGAATCTGCGTGTCCAGGTTGACTCGCTGATAAACGAAATCAGATTTGGATGGATTGAAGCTCTTTCCATCAATCTTGACCACTCTGCGTAGATTACCGAGTGCAGCCAACATGAGTGACTTGCCTGACCCTCCATTCGGGTTGTCATCGATTTCTTGGTCATTGAAGATGATTGCTTTCTGGTCAGTCTTATCCTTGAATGTGTGCATCAAGTAGCCGAGTGTTGTCTCAAGCGCATTGATTCTGCCTCTATCATCTGCTGACACCTTGCTGACGAAATCTTGGAAGTCATTGGTGCAGTCATCCAGCAGCGTAAAATCTCGCTCGATGATTTGATTCTCCCAAATGTATCCATCGACATCGATGTAACTCTTGAGCTCCACTTTATTCTTGGATATCTTTGCCACTCCATTCTTGAATGGGATGTATGATGCATCCTTGCTATCCTGAAGCATCATGATATTGATGCTGTCAATCATATTGATAAAGTTCTCATTAAATAGGAATGCATTCCTGGAGCAGTAGTTCCATACATCCATCTCACCTTTGCTTTGGAGATAGTTCAGCACAAAGTCCTTGATTTGTTCAGCCGATGATATCTTGACCTTGTTTTCTTTGACTCTCACAAATGTTGGCTTCTCTGCATTTTCTGGATAGTACTTATTGAATCCGTTCTTGACCAGAAATTCAGAGTAGTTGGATGGCTTGATTGTGATCGTGCCCTTCTCATTGACCGACCAAAAGATATCATCACCGGTCTGAATCTCTTTCTTGATGTCCTCAATTACATCTTCTCGCACGTTCAGTTGTTTCTTGATGTCATCGTCTGCGATGCCGCTCTTGAGCTTTTGACGTACTCTCTGGAATGTATCCTTGTCCTCGAAGTATTTGATGCCGTAGGAGGCTTTTTTGTAAGCCGAGCGAATGGTTGTTACCATCTCTTGCTCGCTGAAGCTGGTGCCTTGAGCATACTTTGTCCAGATGTACTGTTCTGCCGTATCCTTCCCAATGCCATACTCGCAGAGAACTGCTGCTAATTTAAACACAAACTCATTGCGACTGCCCTCCTCGAATTGACATCCATGGTCGAATCGTTCAATCAAGCTGATGATTTTGTCCTCATCGGATAGGATACAGATGGGAGTGCGCTCGGTGTAGCTGAATCCTTGGTCTTGCTCGATGCCTTCAAACACCTGGCAGAACTCATTGAAGTAGATGTCAGGGTCATATGATTCGAAGCACACCCGGCTGACGTTGCTGTTCTTTGTGTCAAAGTATTCGCTATCGAAGTACTTGCCGAATGCAGTGAATCTGCGCTTGTGCTCGACCTTGTCAGACTTTGGAATTCTGATGACAGCTTTAAGCCCATTCCCAGATGGTGAGGTGAACACCATCATCACATGGGGGTCAGCAATCAGCCGCTTGCGTTCCTCCATCATTAGTTTCTTGGTTGGATATTGGTCGAAGTCCAGGATGCACAGACCAGAATGCTCAACCAAGCTGCTGTCATTTCGCTCGGTGAAGGTACCATTGAACATGATGGCATTCAGTGATGACTTGAGGCGGTCATGCTCTGGGTCAGCCTTCTCCAGTGATCGTATGGTTGATACTTTTTTGATGAGCTCGGGGTTGCCGTGCTTTATGCGGTTGTATACCTCTTGAATGGACAGAGAAAATGGTGTCTCCTTTGTATTGAATAAATTTTTAAATACTGATACTGTGCTCATAATGTTGTTGGGTTGTTTCTGTGATATTCATCTGCTTTTTCTTTGAGGTTCATCCATCTCAAATTTTGTATTCTGTTGTCATTGACCATCCCATTGATGTACTCAAAGCGGTCCCATCGAGTTGGAGGACCAACGAAAGCGGTTAA